CGCCAGTTACTACGCCACGATATTCACGGATAGGGTGGCCTTCTATGGTTGGAGTTGTACTTAAAATCATAACGTATGCTTTAAATGGTTAAAAATTAGATACTTAATACTACTGCTATTTTTCCGTGCAGTTTTTATTCAGGTTTTTAACGATTTCAGACGTGAAGCCGGATGCGTAGAACTCCCCCGAACCAAGGAGCAGCCAGTATGGGTTGACGTGATAGTCGCGTACCAGGAACTGAACCCAGGACGGACGGAAGCGACCGTAGCACTCGGCAGGTTTGTCTCGAAGGGATATTGTGTTCCAGCGGTTGAGACCATACCGGTCGGTTATTGTCTTGAGACCGCCAATGCAACCATCAGCCTTCAATCGTTCGAGGGCATCAAAGAAGCGCACGGCTATATCCACATCAGCGGACATCAGTTTTTTATCTTCCATATTATTCATTTAACTTTTGGTAGGCACGACTGAAAACGCTTTCCAGCCTTGCCCGATGGTTATTCAATCTTTGCGACCAGTCCTGCAACTGAGCCAGCGAGGGGCGAGAAGCCAGCAGCCCATCCACCTCGGAAGGTGTGAGCACTGGCAGGTATTCCTCGTAGGCGAGAAGGTTATTCAAAGTATCCATCATCGCCTATGTTTATTTTCTTTTTTGGCTCGCTTTTCTTTGTACGGATTCCATACATTTTCTCATCGTATGAAGCAACTTTCTTTTGCAGCAGATAATAAACCGTTGGAACGTTTGCCAATCCATTGTATGCTACAACAGAGTAAGCGGACACAACAGACCATCCTAGTTTCTCAAAGTAAGAAAGCGCATCAACCGATGATTTGAACTTTACCTTCTTTCCATTTTCATCGACTATCTCATCCGTTCCATTATTTCCGAAATCAACAGAAATGACAGCCTTTGGAGTTCCAGTATTAAATTGTATTATCTCGCAGTAAACCGTATGTTGCGCCTGCACACCCACGCACACAAGCGCAAGCACGAATAATATTATTATCTTTTTCATAATGATGCAATTGTAACAAATAAGCAGCAAATGAAGATTGCAAAGCCAGCGTAAAGATATATCTTTGCAATTTTCTCATTCTTTTCAATCATAAACTCATCAGCAGAAACCTCTATCTTTCGTCTGCTTAACTGGTGCCCATCATAACGCTCCCCAGCCTTATAGCGACCATCAGCGACATAGACCGCCTGGGATTCATAATGCCAAGCACTTGCAACGTATTTGTTTTTCAGCTTTCTGTAGCCAACGACAAGAAGGATGACTGCACCTAGGAAATTGAAGAAGAGAGCAACCACGCACCAAGCAATAGCTTTTCCTTCAGAAGGCTCGATGATTACAGTTCCTTCATCCTCGACCTTCCCAACACCAGTTATTCGACCAGCACCACCAGAGGAAACATTTCTGTGCGGTATAGAGTGAGCATCGCCATAGATGTTATTGCTGACAACACGACCAGCATCCCTTCCTACCTGATTGACAGCAGAGCGAATGAAACCCTTTGCCAGCCCATTAATGAAACTTCCCATACGCTATTTATTTAAATGATTAATATTTCTATCATAGAACTCATTCCAAGCTTTTTTCTTGAAGAAGATGAAGAATAGTAGCAGTCCTAGGGAGACCATCAGCAGGTGCAGCGGCTCACTCAAGCCTCCGAACCCGAAGGAACGCTGGAAGTCGATGCAGAATGAAATCAGCACTCCGTAGGTAATGAACGCCCGATGCACCCAGCAGAAGCCATAGGCTAGGCTGATGATGATCCAGGCGATGAAGCCGAAGAACGAGCAGTCGAATATCCACTCCGTGAGCTTTGCCCGATAGCCGAATGAGAGCAGGGTGCAGTGCACCAGCATCACAAACGCACCCACTGGAGGGATGATGCCTATTATCAACCTGCTGGCCTTCCATAGCCAGCTTTTACCGAGAGTGGCAAGAAGAATCTTCTCCTTCCGCTCTATGAAATCCTCATCTTTCATCGTTACTTAGAATTTTAGTTGATATTGTACCTGGAGCGAGAACTAAAGTTCACGCAGCCATTTCTGACCTTTCTTTGATTTCAAGAAAATGCCGAATGCAATGGTCATTCCCAATGCCATCACGTTAAATAACAAAAAAGCATCCATAGGCTAAAGCAAGTTATTTTGTCTAAGCCATTTTTTTCCGTTTCCAGTGAGACAGAATGCGAGGAACACCATACAAGGCACTCCCACGAACAAGAAAGCTAAATATACTCCCATAACTATTTCTCCTTTTCCTTTTTGTCCTTTCCTTCCTTTTTGTTGCTGAGTACGAGACCCACGACCAAACAGAGGAAGGCTAGGGCGATTCCAACTATATAGATTAACACTTTATCCTCGAAATCCTTGAATAGCGAACTAATCACGACACCAGTCAAGATGTATTTCGACACATCAACGAAGTACGAGCCTAATTTTTCTATCCACATTGCGCTGCAAAGTTACTAAATTATTTCTGCCCGACAATAGCAAGCAGCGTTTTTACTTGATTTTGCAGGAACTCATTCTGTTCTCGCAGCAGCTTGTTTTCAGCAGCCAAGGCAGCATCGCTACTTGACTGGGAAACGTTGGAGCTGTTCGAACCATTGACATTTGAACCGAAAACAGCCTCTTCCATCTCGGCAGGGAGGGGAGGGGCACACTTGTCGATGATTTCCTTTATCTTTTGAAAGAAATCTATCTTTATAGACTTGCGATTAAACTTCGCATTCAAGTTCTGCGGACTAGTTCCTAACTCCTCCGCAACAGCAGCAACGGACATTCCCGAGCGCTTTATATATTGTTTCAGTTCTTCTCCGTTCATATTAAAACAAAATTAAATAATATTAAAATAAAATTAAAATCACCATTAAATGTTTTATATTCCAAAATATTTTTTTTATTTTTGCACTCGAATTTCAAAGCGAGTTTAAAAACTCTTTTGCAAAGATAAAGAAAATAATTTAAAATGCAAATAAAAATGGGAGAAAATTTCAATTATGATTTTCGAACACCGCTGCAGAAGCAGCAGGACGAACGAAAGAAGAACATCATTGCGATGTTCGCAGACTTCCGAGCAAAGGCACCTGCCGAGACTTCGGACAGCAGAATAATGCTTGCGGTATCGCAGAAAGTAGGTTGCACCCAGCAGAACGTGCGTGTCATCCTCATCAAGGCTGGATTGATAACACCAAAGAAGAGACGTGCATCCGTGCGCAAGTAAGTAGAACCATTTAAACATTCAGAGCGTATGAAGAAGTTTATCGAGTTTGTGGCAAGTGACGAGTTCTTATCAGTGGCATTTGCTGCCATAGTATTAACTTTAATCTTTTGGAGGGCATAGTTATGACGAACATAGAACCAAAGGTAGCTGATGCAGGCAGATACACAATGACAGAAACCTGCAAGGCATTGGGCATCCATCGCAACACCCTGCGCAGATGGGTGCAGGCTGGAAAGATGAAGGTAAAGTTCCGCAGAATCGACAACCGCAAGGTTATCGATGGCGCAGAAATCAAGAGAGCGTGGAGGGTTGCCCTATGAGCAAGTTATCAATCAATATGCGCAGGATGATCGTGAAGTACACAGACATCTGCTGGCTTATCACTAACTGGAAGTCGAACCGCAAGACCAGAAAGTGCTGCGAACTGAACAACAAGTGCTATTTAGAGGCAGAGCGAAGAATCCAGTACAGAGAGTTTCAAGGCAACCTTTGCGTGGCACTGGATAACATACCGCTCATACCACTGGACGGAACGGACAACGAGGTATTGAAGTCGTGCCGTGAGACCTTCCAAAGTTACATATTCAATCAGAGAGGAGGTAACAAATGAGGAAGATAATCGAGGAGTGCAGGAAGAAGATGTACGAAGCCATCTGGCTGGAGATAGACCGAGACCCACAGCGACCAGCGGTTGCAAGGGTGGACATCAATACCAAGGCAGGAGGCATCTGCGTATGGTGCGACAGCGTGGGCAACATTGCGGTCGTGACGCACAAGAGCAACAATAACGACAGCGAGCGGCTGGAGGAAGCCATCGAGGGCTGCGTCAACTACAAGGACGTGATGGACGACTGGCTGGAGGAGAACAGCCAGTACGCAGACCAAGACCCGATGGACGCTTTCAGCGAAAGCAGGCTCGACAGCCTTATGGCTAAACTGGTTTAAGCTTTAAATTATTATAACAGTTATTTGACACTAAAATCCCCACAGCGGTGGGCAAAGGGCGCACGCAAAGATTCATACAGGTTAGAATGGTTAATGTTTTTTCGTTGTTAGTGTTTATATACAGATATGCGGAAACTTAACAGCGTGCGCCCTACAACGGAAGGGCATCCATCGGCAGCAGGCAAGGGTGGGTAAGTTTGGGCAGTCAACTGGGGTTCGAATCCCCAGCCTTCCACTAGAGTTAATTAAAAGATTATGTTGAACTAGAAATTGAACGAATTATGGACAATGAGATTATTCAAGTAAGCGGTGGCGAAATGCTGGAAGCCATCAACCGCTCGGAGATTGACGGACAGATTGCCACAGCGCACAAGTTCCCGAGAGACATTGCACAGTGCAAGCAGAATATGGTAGCACTTGCAGCGATGGACGATGATGTTGCATACAACTGCTTCTATCACCTAGAGCGCAAGAACAAGGACGGGCAGGTTTCCATCATCGAGGGTCCGAGCGTGAGATTCACCGAGATTATATCAGCCTGCTGGAAGAACCTCCGCATCGCAGGTCGCATAATTGCCAACGATGGCAAGACCATCACGGCACAAGGCATCTGCCACGACCTAGAGAGCAATGTTGCCTACTCCGTGGAAGTGAAGCGCAGCATTCTGACCTCTAAGGGCTACACCTTCTCGCAGGATATGCAGGTGGTAGTCGGCAATGCAGCGGTGGCGATCGCCCAGCGTAACGCAATCTGCAAGGTCGTGCCGCAGGTATTGATTGCAAGCGTAGTAAAGGAAGTGCAGGCAAAGGCACTGGAGCACATAAAGCAGACTGGCGTGCAGAGCCAGTGGAAGAGCTGCGTTGCCTGCTTCCAGGTGTACCAAGTGACCGACCTTATGCTGCTGGAATACCTGGGCAGGAAATCAGCCGAGGAAGTCACGGCAGAGGACATTCAGAAGATGGGCGGTGTGTACAACGCCATCAAGGAAGGTACGTCCACTGTAGAGGAGACCTTCAAGAAGCCAAAGCAGCAGGAAGCCATCGCACAGCAGGCGCAGGCAGCAGCCGATGATGCCAAGAATAAGGCGCAGCAGGCAATGAGCCGCAGCCAGGGCAAGACTGGCAAGGCAGAGAAGAAATAAGCCATTTTATTATAATAGCCCGAACCGCCACGGTGCAACCTATGGGGTGGGTTCCCATCAAGACAAAGGGAAGCCGTGGCAACTTTTTAAACATTCAGACAATGAAACAGATTATTAAGTACAAAAGCAGAGAGGAGTGGTTGCAGAACCGCTCAAAGGGAATAGGTGCATCAGAGGCAGGCACGGTGCTGGGACTGAACCCATGGGAGACCCCATACCAGTTGTGGAGACGCAAGAAGGGCATCGACCCACCAAAGGTGGAGAACTTTGCGATGGTTGCAGGACACCTGCTGGAGGATGCCGTGGCGCAGTTCTTCAAGCGAGAGAGCCACTGCCACATCATCAAGGCGAGTACGGACGACTACACCATCACGAACACCGATGCACCGTATCTGCGTGTATCTCCTGATCGCACCTTCTGGAGAGCCGGGGCAACGCACAACGAGGCGAGCAAGAGCATCCTGGAGTGCAAGACCACGCAGATGCAGATAGATGCAGACGACCTTCCGAAGCATTGGTTCTGCCAGTTACAAATGAACCTCGGAGTGGGAGAATACAAGGACGGAGCACTTGCCTGGCTGACAGCAGGCAGGGAGTTCGGCTACCGTGACATCGATTTCGACCCCGAATTTTACAGATGGATGAGGGACGAGATAACCAAGTTTTGGCTTGACTACATCGTGGGCAACCAAGAGCCACCAGCCTACAGCTCACAAGACGTTCTCCTAAAGTCTCCTCTCCATGTAGCTGGAAAGGAAGTGACCGCAACGAAGGAGATACTCGAACAGATTGCTAGGCTCAAGGAACTCAAGGTTCAGAACAAGAAACTGGAGACCGAGCAGGATGAGATTGAGGACAACTTGAAGCTGTTCTTCGGGGACGCTGAGAGCATCGTGGACGGAAACGGCAAGACGCTTGCAACGTGGAAAGCACCGAAGGCAAGCGAGAAGTTCGATGCCAAGGCTTTTCAGACAGACCATCCCGAGGAATGCGCTGCCTACATCAAGCAGGTGCAGGGAGCAAGAAGATTACTCATCAAGTAAATTTTCAAGCTTATGATGCACCAAGTATCGACAACAGACATCAAGGCGATTGTGGGCTATCTGGAAGCCTACATCGCCAAGATGAAGACAGAGCCACGACTTCTCAGTACAAGGGAAGTCAACCAGACTCGCAGGGCTACCGTGCTCAAACGGAAGCTGGAAAAGAAACTATCATTATCAGAATAAAATTATGAACGATTCATTTATCTTATACACATCATACTACGCTCTGATTGAAGGGTTGACCGATGAACAACTCGGGCAACTGACGAGAGCGATATTTCTCTACGCAAGGGATGGGGAGATTATCAGTCTCGAACCAGTCGTGCGTATGGCTTTTGCTTTTATCAAAGATAATATCGAACGCAATCAAGACAAGTATCAAGCCAAGTGTGAGAAAAATAGACAGATTGCACTTGAAAGAGAAAGAAAAAAGCGAGAGGCAAGAGAAAAAGCAGGTAACACGAACGTGCACGAACGTTCACGAACGTGCGAAAATAACACGAACGTGCACGAACGTTCACCTTATGATAATGATAATGAATATGATAATGATAATGATAATGATAGTGATAATGATGTTTCTAAAGAAACAAATATATTAGAACCTTCTAAAGAAGCTTCTATGCAAAGTTTTTCAGCGAAAAACGTTTGCGCTGCATCAGAGCCGCAAAAAAGTTCTGAGAAGAAGAAATCCAAGAAAGGCGAAATCGACTACGCAGCCATCAAGGACTACTGGAACGAGCAGCACGACAAGACCAACAGCGCAATGCGAAGGCTTACGCTTATGACGGACAACCGCAAGGAGGCAATCAGAGGAAGGCTCAAGGACTGCAAGGGAGATATTTCCAAGATTTACCTAGCCATCGACAAGGCTATGGCTAGCGACTATCTGAACGCAGGGCATTCCTGGGCATCATACGACTGGGTAATGACAAGGAAGTATTTTCCGAAGGTGCTGGAGGGCAACTACGACAACACCAAGCCAGCAGCAAGCCAGCAGCCGCAATCGGCAGAAGCCAGGGCGCAGGATCCAGCGGCAACGGAAAGACTGAGCATCGGGGAACGCTACGAGCTAGCCAAGCACAGACAGCCAGCATCCCAGCAGAGCCAGGACAACAAGTTCCGATGGGTAATCCAGCAGAACCTTGCCGACTTGAAGAAGAACCCACGGAACAAGCCAGCCAAGGATTCACTGGCGAGATTCTACGAGAAGGGAGTTCTGCAGCGGCTTGGCATCGACTGGAAGCCCGAAAAATAACGAATGAGGGTAAAATAAGCCGCTCTGAGCCGTTTTCACGCTTCGGGCGGTAAATTATAAGGCAAACAGATTTTAAACGCTTAAAACGAAAGAATTATGGAAAAAGAAGTAATTGTAATTAATGAACCGAACGAAATAGCCAAGGATTTCGAGGAAGGTACGCTTCTGAATGTAGAAGGCAAGGTTCTCAAAGTTGAGAATGATACTTGTAATGAAAGCGGCTGCAATGTGTGTGCCCTTGATGCCGAGGAACTGGGCGAGTATTGTGCTTGTGCATTTTGCGCTGATTGTCACTTTATAGAGATTGAGCAATGAATGAGTTGTTTTTCCACGAATGCCGTGCCGCTGGGCTTGTGTTCAAGACCTCGGACGACTGGTTCAAATGGCTGACCGATAACGGCTACGACATCAAGAAACCGGTCGCAGAGCACGAAGGCTTCAAGTACACCATCAAGGATTTCTGCATCAATCCGCACGTAATCGAGTATTCCGTAGAGGGTGCAGGTAACTGGGGATGGAAGGTGACGACCGCCAACACCCAGTACGGCTGGATTTGGGGGTTCAGTATTCAAAACGGAAAGACCGGGTATGACAGCCCGGTCGGCTACCCGAGCAGATATGATACCCTCAGCATCTTCTACGGCAGTGAGGCAGAAGCGGTTCAGGATGCACTGACCTACATCATCGGCTACCTTTCGGAGAAGGCTGGAACAAAGAACATCAACCTTCTCATCTGGGCAGCAAAGAAGAAGCGGGCAGACATCGTTCATCCACAGATGGAACTTTTTAAATAGTTATCTATGAACAGAGTTAATAATATCATACTTGTCCGTGAATGCGGTCTTCATCATCTGTCAGTTGGCGACAGAGACATCTGGCTGGCAGATGATGAAATCAAGGCACTAGAATGTATCCTAAAGGATTACAATGCGGACACGAACAATTTTAAACGCAGTTGAAAATGAAGAAGATAGAAATCATCACGGACAGTCACCGCCACCACGTTTACGTTGGCAACACCGACTTCTGGCTCGATACCATGGAGCTGGTTGAACTGTACAAGAAACTGGGACGCACCAAGCTGTAACAGACAGAAAAACAAGAGTAACAAACAATAAAAAACATTCAGATTATGGAACAGAAAGATTTTGATATCTACGAGATTTTGAAGGGTGTGCCTGCAGGCACAAAGTTATATTCGCCAATGTGCGGAAAAGTTGCGTTCTCTCATCTTGCATCCAACAAGGAGGAAGTGGAAGCAATCTGGATTAAGGACGACAATTCCTTCAACAAGAACGGCAGATGGATGGAGGGAGGAGAAGTAATGCTTTTCCCATCCGATAAAATGAGAGACTGGAGCAAGTTTGCCTGGAAGAAGGGAGACGTGCTTGTTTCCGAAGATGGAAGTGTTCATATTATCTTCGAGAAGTTTACGGATGATACATACACCATTTTTGCTGGTAAGCATTACTATGCCAAGAGCGGCAAAGCACCTTATTGCGAAAGAGTATGCGGTAATGCCATTACAGAAGTATTCACTCTCGAGGCAGAGGATGCAGCCAAGACCTACATCAGAACCATCGAGGAGCGATTGGGCGGAAAGCTGAACCGTGAGACCCTTGAGGTTGAGAAGCCGAAGAAGCCAGTGTTTGAGCTTGGCAACCTTTACGTATTCAACGAGGATGACGAGGACGGAGAGCTGACCATCATCGGCAATCTCATCGGCAAGAACGAGAGCGAGGACACGCTGACATTCGGCAACCAGTACGAAATCGAGAACGAGAAGTTCGTGACCGACCAAGCCTTCGACCTTCGTATCAGCGTACACGAGGAACTGCGAGAAGCAACAGAGGACGAAGCCATCACGTTTCAAGAGGCTTACACCCAATGGGAGGAGAAGCTCAAGGAAAAGAAGAGCAAGGAACGACCAGACTTCAAGCCTTTCGACAAGGTGTTGGTAAGGAACGGAGAGAGATACAAGTGGCTACCAGCGTTCTTCGTCCGTGACCGTGGAGAGAATTTTGCTTGGAGATACAAAGTCTTGCCTATCCATTGCGGAAAAGTAGCGGACTTCGCCGACTGCATCCCATACGAGGGAAATGAGCACCTTGCCTTCACGTCAGACCCATTCTAGAGAGCCTATGGCGAGCGAACTGTGCAAGGCTTGCGAGGGAGGGCGGAACTGCATTAACGGCAGGTACTGCCCAACTCGCAGGCGATATGTTGAACACCAAGACATCAAGGAATGCAATGGGAAGAAAGAAGAAGTACACTGACGAGGAAATTAAAGAGCACAATCGAGAGAGAGCACGCAGATACTACGCCATGCACCGTGACGAGATGATGAGGAGGAATCTGGAATGGAGAAGGGCGAACCCCGACAGAATCAGAGAGTACGGAAAGAGGCAGCGTGAAAAGCGCAGGGTCTCCCAGTACAACTATGAGTATTACCGCAAGAACCGGAAGAGGATGATCGAGCGTGCGAGCGAATGGAGAAAGGCGAACCCCGAAAAGGTCAAGGGCTACAACGACAAGCAGAAGGAGCTGCGGAAGATTGAAGCCGAAAGAAAGAAGCTGCGGAAGATGAACCCGGAAGCGCAGGCTTCCATTTTCCGTGATCCGCAGGCGGCAGAGCACTTCAAGTGGCTTGCAGAGCGTGTAAGGAGAAAGAAGGAACAATCCTTGTCCCAGGCGGCAAGATAAGTACTTAACCAGCGAATGAATGCCGCAAACGGCAAACAACATCAAGTATAACACATTTGGGGCTGTATCTTTGCGCTCAATGTAATCACTTAATAATTTTTAATCTGGCAACTCGGAAAGACGAGAGTCGTCCGGCATTCATTCCGATAAAAAAGAAAGCGAGGTGGAACACGAAGAAATGAAATAACAGAAGACAGCTAAGTGCAGGAATCCCGAAACAAGGAACATCGGGAACTTCCTGCAACCCAAAGAGGGAGTGTTTGTAGGATAAACTCATTCGGTACGAGATATTCTTTATTTTGCATATCGCCAGGCACTCCCTCGATTTTTCCGTTTCAAGCCTGCAAGACGATGAAAGGAGAAGGGACTATAGGGTAGAGGATAGGAATAGTAGGGAGCTAGCGCACAAGCGCACACAAGCGCACACACGCACGTAGGATTCCGCAAACCGAACAACTACCCACAGACACAGAAATAACGGCTTAGAACGGAAATTTCGAGAAAATAACAAAAAAAAGAAAATTAAAAATAAAACAAAATTAAAAATCAAAATAAAACGAAATGGAAAAAGGAACAGTTATAATCGGAATCGACCCCGACATCAAGGAAAGCGGTGTCGGAGCAGTATTTGACGACAAGAAGTTTCTCGCCTATAAAATGAACTTCCCGGCTTTGATAGATTACCTCAAGGCAATGAACGAGAGCTGCAAGAAGGTAAAGGTCGTTATCGAAGGCGGCTGGCTCAACAAGAGCAACTGGCACGTACTAAACAGATTTATGACGGCAGTCAAGGCAGCAGCCATCGGACGCTCAACCGGGATGAATCATCAGACCGGAATCTTGATTGTCGAGTGCTGCGAGCACTACAATATCCCCTACGAGATAATCAAGCCGCTGAAGAAGTGCTGGAAAGGCAAGGACGGAAAAATAACACAAGACGAAATCGCCTACTTCATCAGCTCAGACGGAAAGCTCCCGAGAATGAACCAAGACCAGAGAGACGCACTACTCCTCGCGTGGGTGTGTGCCGGATACCCGGTCAAGGTCAAGCCAAAGGCACAGACAACCCTTCAGAAGACCATCAGAGCCTTTGATGGATAAGATAAAACGAAGTGTTGGAAAAAGTTAAAAACGTGCGAAGAACGAACAACTAAAGCGAAAAAGTCGTATCTTTGCGCCAATGTTTATCAGATAAGCATTAATTCAAATTTAAAACAAGAAGAAAATGAAAACAGAAGAAATTGCACTATCAAGGGTTGTGGAGAATGAGGAGAACCCGAGAACCATCACCACGGAGAAGTTTCAGAAGTTGGTGAAGAGCCTTCTTGTATTCCCTAGAATGCTGACCATTCGCCCTATTGTTGTTGATGAGACGATGACGGTGCTGGGTGGCAATATGCGCCTGCGTGCCCTCAAGCACATCGTGTCGATGGACTGGGATACCCTGCGTTTTACCATCAGCGATGGCGAGAAGTTCACGCAGGGCGAAGTTGATGCGCTCTTGAAGTACTGGGAGGGCTGGCGCAAGAAGCCAGTTGCAACCATCGTGAACGCAACTGACCTCACCGAGGCACAGAAAAAGGAGTTTATCATCAAGGATAATGTGGGCTTCGGAGACTGGGACACGAATATGCTGGCGAATGCCTGGAATACCGACCTTCTCAAAGATTGGGGTATGGAAGACTGGCAGCTGGCAGGTTTTGAAGAAAAGAAGGAGGATAAACTACCCGAGGAGTTACAAGGCGTAGACCTTACACCTGACGACCTGCCCGACATACAAGGCGATGACGAAACGGAGAAACAGAGAATAATCATCGTTTACTCCAAGGAGCAGGAGGATTATCTAGCCGCTCTGATTGGAGTTGCTAAGATAGACAAGGTTGTTTACAATTTAGACGAGCTAAAGAATGGAGATAGCAAGTAACTTCGATGCTAAGTTGCTTACCTCTATAGCTAGAGATTCAGAAAGCAAGCAAGCCGTGAAAGACGTCTCATATGCGAGCTATATTACCTACAAGAGTAAGGCGAAACTATATTGCGAGCATACAGATAATAGTTTTATCATCGGAACTCTTTGCAAAAAATATTTTCGCATCATCGGTATGGCTACACGCTCCAGCCACAAGCATCAAGGGCTTGCGAAAAAACTTCTGAATAGAGCGATTGAGTTTGCTAAGCAATGTGGGTATAGTCGTGTTTATACAAGGTCGCACGACGGCAAGGACTTCTATCTCAAATTTGGGTTTGAGGTCATTGGAGACCGTGGCGGAGATTCTCTTCTGATTTTAAAAATATAAAAATATGGCTTATTATCAATCACCAAGGTGGACGGCTGAAATTGCAGATTGTTCAATGCCGATGACCTTTGATACTTATAGCAATTGCTCCTTCGGGTGTATGTATTGTTTTGCTCAGTTCCGACGTGGTATTGGTGGCGGCAAGGAAGGTTATGCTCATAAGGAAGTCAATCCAGTTAACGTTGAGAAAATAAAAAAAATGTTCACCGAGCCCGACAAATATGCTGGTCAGTTTGCCGAATACATCAAGCAAAGGAAGGTTATGCAGTGGGGTGGAATGAGCGACCAGTTCGATAACTTTGAAAGGAAGTACGGAAAGACGCTCGAATTGCTTAAGTTCTTCAAGGATATAGATTACCCTCTGTGCTTCTCCAGCAAGGCTACTTGGTTTACTAAAGACAAGCGCTATATGGACTTGATTCGTGGTCAGAAAAACTGGAATTTTAAGTTTTCGATAATCACACTAGATGAGCGCAAGGCGCATATTATCGAACGTGGCGTAGATTCTCCCGAGGAACGCTTGAAAGCTATCGAGAGAATTGCTAACGCTGGAGCTGGGGGGGCGACATTAAGATTGCGTCCTTTTATCATTGGAGTAAGTACACCATCTTATCTTGATTTAATCAAGGCTGCATCGAATTGTGGAGCCAGCGCATTGAGCACAGAGTTCTTTTGCGTTGAGGAACGAAGTCCTACGCTTAAGGCTTTTATGCCGAAACTGAATGAACTTTGCGGCTTCGATGTAATGAAGTTCTACAAGAAGTATAGTGTATCTAGCGGCTACCTCAGACTGAACCGAAAAGTTAAAGAACCATTCTTCAGGAATATGAAGGAACTTTGCGAGGAAGTAAATATGAGATTCTATGTATCTGACGCTCATTTTAAGGAGCTATGTAACAATGGCAGTTGCTGCGGACTTCCTTCTAATTGGAACTACTCTAGGGGTCAGTGGTGCGAAGCCCTTCAGATTGCTAAGAAAAATGGTATCGTAACTTATGCGGAAGTATGCAAGGATATACAAACCCTGCATCAATACGAATGGCGTCGGGCGCAAGGATTTAATTGTAATACTTCGGAAAAAAGGGCTCACTTCTACGGAATGACGATGGCGCAGTATATGCGTTGGCTATGGAATAACCCTCAAAATGGGCAAAGTCCATACAAGTTATTTGAGGGAGCGCTAGTTCCTGACGGCAAAGATGCGGATGGAAATTTTATCTATAAGTATAACGGAGCCAAATAAGGCTCGCAGTTGCGTTAAAGTTGTTTAGGTGGGCAATTTGTTTACCCTGCAAAGAAAACGCAACTTGCGTTGATTTTAATAAAAATAACTATGCCACAAGGTAACAACAACAAGCATCGAGCGCAGAAAATCGAAATCGAGAACCGCCTGCAGATTATCGCACCCCTATACCGTAAGGGATGGACGGAGCGAGAAATCACGGCAGAGGTGAGGAAACGGCTCGACAGACCGAAATACAATCAAGCGCACTGCGACATTCAGCGGTTATTGAAGGAGTGGAGGGAAGAGAGACTGACCGACACGGACGAAAAGATAACCAGCGAGGTCGCAAGATTGAAGCTGGTAATACGTGAAGCCTGGGATGCGTGGGAGAAATCCAAGGAAGACTACAACGGCAAGACACAGACGCAAGTCGGACTGCCAAGCAAGGATCCTGAAACTGGGCAGGTAACGATGGAGACCGTCAAGGCGATAATGTACGATGCTGAGAAGCGAGGACTCGGAGACCCAAGGTATCTTGACATCATCCTAAAAGCTGAGACGCAAATCTGCAAGCTGCTCGGACTGGATAAGGTCGTGCTCGATTTGAACGCAGGCTTCCAAGGCGGCATCGAGGTACGCTACATCAACTCGGGGCACGAGTGTGCATCCAGCGAGCAGGAAGTAATCGAGCGTGAGGGATTGGATAAAGATTAATTTTACCATAAATTGTTTTAAGTTTTAGTTTGTTTGAAGAATGGCACTATTTGACGTTATTGGTGAGTTGTATGCCCCGAATGCGGACGTGAAGCCAAGGTTTCTCGTGAACCAAGGAGGCACGTCCTCGGGGAAGACATACACCATTATGCAGCGTCTTATAGTGCTTTCTTTTGAGCATCCGATGGCAATTATCACGGTGTGCGGTCAAGACCTCCCGAACCTAAAGGTGGGAGCCATGCGAGACCTCGACACCATCCTGCACACAAGGGCTGAGCTGCTGGACTGGTTCAAGAACAACAGGAGCGACAGCAGCTACAGAGGAAAGAACGGCTCAATCATCGAGTTCAAGAGTTACCAGGATGCGCAGGATGCCAAGAACGGTAAGCGTGACTACCTGTTCGTGAACGAGGCGAACGGTGTGCCCTACGAAGTGTTTTGGCAGCTTGCTATCCGAACCCGAAAGCAGGTGTTCATAGATTACAATCCTAGCGCACGCTTCTGGGTGCACAATAACATCATCGGCAGGGATGACTGCCGTTTGATACTGAGCGACCACCGAAATAACCGATTTCTGACAGCGCAGGAGCATCAGAAGATTGAGGAGATTGACGACCCCGAATTGTGGCGAGTTTATGCAAGAGGACTGACCGGAAAGATAACTGGACTTATATTCACCAACTGGGGCATCGTTGACAAGCTGCCACCAAGGGAGGAGTGGAAGATGGAGTGCAGGGGTATGGACTTCGGATTCACTAACGACCCGACAGCACTGGAGCACGTTATTCTCGCACACGGTGAGCTTTGGGTGGATGAGGAAATCTACCAGCCCGGATTGACGAACGAAGACATCGCAGACCGATGCAAGGAGCAAGGACTGACGAAACGAGACCTTATCATTGCGGACTCGGCAGAGCCTAAGAGCATTCAGGAGATACACAACCAAGGTCTTTGGATAATCGGCAGCACCAAGGGAGCGGACAGCATCAACAACGGCATCGACATCTTGAAGCGTTTCCGCATCAACATAACCAGACGAAGCCACGGCATCATCGAGAATATGCAGCAATACAAGTGGAAGAAGTCAAGGGATGGAGAGACAACGAATCAGCCTATAGACGCATTCAACCACGGCATAGACGCAATACGATACGTAGCCTTGAAGAAGTTATCTGTGGCGAGCTACGGAACGGCTAGGGCGCACGTATTAAGGCAACAATAACTACGACAAAATTATAAAGCGTATGGATAAGAACACTACATTCAAGTACTGGCTGGCAGTGGCAAGGCACACCAGCTATAAAATCGGCAAGCAGCCACGACCAGCTTTTGTCGGGGAGAAACAAGTGCCCGACAATCTCAATCAGCTATCCATCGGACAGCTAATAGACCTATCCCAGCTATCGGACAGCGAGGAAAGTCTGTATCAGATAGTGACAACCGTCCTCGGTCTGAGCCACAAGGAAGTGGAGCAGGCTAGGGCGGTTGATGTCGTTATGCTCATCGGCTGGGTAACAGCCGAGGTGGAGCGCATCAACAAGCTATTCGAGAGCACCGACACAGCGAAGCCAACACGACTGGAGAAGGAGGCAGGCATCGACACCCTGCGCTTCGGTTTGTTCGGTATGCTGGACTGGTACGCAGTGAGGATGGGCATCAGCGACCACGACCAGGTATTGAAGACACCTTGGCTCCGCATCTACAAGTGTATGGAGATGGACAACAAGAGAAGTCTCTACGAGCGGAACCTGCAGAAGTTGCAGGCGGAGGATATGAAACGTAAATCTAGATAATTATGGCAACAATCAGAGAAACATTGAAACAGCTGGCAGCAGACACGCTACCGGACTACACCTACCTATTTGAGGATTGGGACACAGCGGACACCAAGCTGGAGAAGCTGAGCTACCCTGCAATCGTGTGCATCATCCCAGCCAGCGGAACGACAGAGATACGCAACGGCAGAGTATATGACACCGTGAACGTTGCCCTGGCTTATCTCGACACCGTACCGAGGGGAGCGGAAGGGGATGACAACGGAGAGTGCATCGACAGAATGAAGGTGGCAGGGGCAAGGATGATACGAGCCATCAACCAGTCGCACCAGTTCGAACCATTGGAGGGGCAGCAGTACTACGAGACCATCATCGAGCGGCTGAGCACGATCGTGTCGGGCGTAATGTACTCCCTGCAACTGACACAGAGCATAGGAGAGTGTGAGGTATGAGCAAGGGAGGTATTCAATTTGACCCCAAGGCGGCATCGCTGATAATGAGGGAGGAAGTGGAGAGAGCACGGCAGCTTATCATAAACCACATCAGAATCAACGGACAGAACGCATCGGGGCGCACCATAGCGAGCCTAAAGGTGGAGCAGCCCAGCGAGGATGAGACCATCCTTTGGGGACACAAGCCATTCGGAGTACTGGAGACCGGACGAAGGGCAGGAAAGATACCATACGGCTTCCGTGGCATCATCCGGCAGTGGATGAAGGACAAGGGACTGCACGGCAGACCTATCCCCTACAAAACCAAGCGGCAGCACAAGTACACACCGCAGGAGCGTGGCGATATGAGTATGGCAGGGGCAATCGCCCACACCATCGCCAACAAGGGTTCCAGGCTGCACCGCACTGGCGGCAGGGCTGACGTGTACAGCAACGTTGTGCCCGATACGATGAAGCGGTTGGGGCAGCGACTTATTTTCTTAATCCACCAGTCGGTGGAAAGTATCAAACTTAATAATGAGACGGTATGAGACAGACAACGAAAAACGGCATCACGATTAAGTATGCGGACGCTGTAGGCTTCGCATTCCTTCCCTGCATCATCAAGGCAAGCGGCTCGGGTGTTGCGAGCATCGAGACAACCATCAGCAGGGAGACCAGGGCGCACACGTACAGCGTGGAAGCGTTTGCAGATAACTGCATCATGGACTATCGGGAATATGTGCAGGCACTCTTCGATGGCATCAGCTTCGGGAACCTTGACTACACCAAGGTGAGCCAGCAGAGCAACCTCGGGGCAGTGTTCAATATTTCCGTGAAGGTCAAGAACAGAGGGGGGAACGACATCGCGACATTCAGCTACACGACCTTCTACGTGTGGGGAGCGATGAGGGCTGGCGAGACGTGGAACGGATTCAAGAGGCTCACTTGGTTCACGCATTTCCCTTTTTCCTTTGGTCTTTATACCAATGAGACTTCCCAGATACTTGTCGGCTATGAGGGAGCACCAAACAAGTTGGTTAAGCCTGGCATCGCTGGCATCGTGGACATCAACGCCAGCGTTCTGCCAAACAAGGCTAGGTACTGGAACATCTACGACTATGATGGAAAGATAGAGCAGGGAACGTTCACGGACGTTTTCGACCTTACCTTTGCGATGGCGGTCGGTGGCAAGCAGTCTCTTCTTTCAAGGATAGAAAGAAACGACACAGAGAAGGGCATTTACCTGCGATGGATAGACAGACACGGCTTCTACCGTTACTGGCTATTCACGCAAGGCGATGAGAGCAGGGCGATAAGCAGCGACACCAGCTTCGTTCGCAACAACCTCGGAGAGTATGACGATACGACATTCGGCTACCTCGGAGCGAACGGCAGGCGGCAGGGCTACAGCAGGGAGGACACCATACCGCTTTGCGCACCGCTTGTGGACAGCGAGACGTTCGATTTCCTGCAAGATGTGGCATCAAGCCCGGTCGTTGATATGTACCTCGGGGGCAACAACTGGCAGAGCGTGACAATCAAGGCAGGAACGTACACCAAGACAACGGCAGAGTTGCAGGATTTCGTCTGCAACCTTGTTATTAACAATACACAGATTCAGCAGCTATGACAGACCAGCAACTTTACATCGATGGCATCTTGATGGATATGAGCGAGGAAACGGCAATCACGCTCGACATCAAGAGCAACCTTTTCCGTGACATCACGAAAATGACCGCCAACACGACATACACCATCAACCTGCCCAAGACAGCACACAATATGGCGGTGCTGGAGTTTGCAGGGAAACCGAGCACCAGCAGCAAATACCCCTATATTTTCCACACAGCACGTTATCTCCGTAACGGACTGGAGATTATCCGCAACGGAAGGGCAAGCGTCCTGAGCGTAAAGGAAACCATCGAAATTTCGATTTATTGGGGATTGTTCCAGGCACTTGCAACGCTGCAATCGTCCGATTTGAAGCTGAACGAGCTGAATTGCACGAAGTATATTCGTTTCAACAGAAACAACAGCTCCTACACCTACGAGAAGGCGATTTCCGAGGGAGTTTTCTATGGAACCTATGACGCTGCAGCGGTCAAGACATCAAGCGAAGAGTGGCAGGGCTATGACCGCAGCGTTGGAGGGAACAGCAACACGACATATACTCTCGTTGACGGTAAGATAAGAACAGGAACAGAGGTCGGGAAGTACGTTTCGGGCGAGGTGTTGACCGATGAGACCTACCAGTGTGCAATCATACCTTTCGAGGCTGGAATGAGAGCGACCATCAACAAGGTGTTGGGAAAGGGAGACTATCGAACCTGGGCTATACTCGACACCAACAAGAACATCGTGAGCCTTGCCGTGGATGCAGGGACGACCGAGACGGAAACCAATCCGACCATACCAGCACCCGATCCGATTTTGTCAGCACCTATCGTTGCAGGTATCCTTTGCGCCAGCGGAGACACGAAAACGGCTATGACGACTATCAGCATCAGATTTGCATTGATGGACGAAGCACCAGCAGGGCAGGTGGAATACGGAAGCTACGACCCTGCCACTGGATTTACGGAAGCCTGGGGAGTGGAAGACATACCAGCAGACAAGGGTGGAACAGAAATCACGGTGAACGTAACCAAGTATAAGCAGGCTGGAAGGCTCATCTACGTGAAGCCATCAAGGGATGGAATGCTCTACTGGATAGCAGGCGAAGGTTCGGAAAGCAACTACTACGTATCGGGCGGAACACAATACAAAACATCGAGATTCGCACCATACAGCGTGAAGTACACCAGCGAGAGTGAGCCAATCGATATAGACCTTCAAGCACCAGCTACGGCAGAGTGGCTTGTCATCAACGCAATCAAGGAATACAGCACTGGAACGACCATTCAAGTTAAGAGCGAGACGGAGAACCGGGCGAAAGCCAGCAGCAGGGAAGTACAGACTTCTTCGAGCGGTGGCACGTTTGGCGGAGGCGGTTCATTTGGTGGAGGTGGCTCTTTTGGCTATGCCGACAAGGGAGCAATCCAGCCAAGCGTGACGGCACAATATATCCTAGACCTTATCACGGCACAGACCGGGGTTGCATTCGGATGGAGCAGCAAGGCGAAAGAAACCATCAAGGGGCTTGCTGTCCCATTGATTACAAGGAAGGCAGATGCACAGACGGTAGTAGGCAGCTTTGAGGGTACTTTCATCGCAACAACGAACCTCGGCATTCTCGGATTCCAGCCAACGAGCCTATCGGAGGTCTTCGAGGGACTGGAACTTGCGACCAGATACAGCCAGCTGAAAGTTAAGATTGCCTGCACGATGATTTTCGATGTTCAGATGAACTGGTCGTGGGACGCATCGAATGCACGCCCGAATGGGCATATCGGAAACTCTTACGAAGGCTCTATCGAATGGAACGGAGTATATCAGTATGATCCTTGCTACGTTGAAATCAAGGTTGTTTCAAAGCATACGAGCGACCAAGAGGAAAGCGAGTACACCAAGACATACATCGCAGGCAAGGAGATAGAAAAAGATGATGCTTATTCTAGAACGTACATTACAGACTACGACTCGGACAAGGTGAACGGACGGTTCATACACCTTGCAGCAGGACGAGGGGAGATTCAACTTGAAGAGGGCGACATCGTGACCTTCGAGTTCAAACACTACGGAAAGGGAACCTTGCGAGGGCTGCGTGGGTACAACGGACGCATTTCTGCAAGCATCAGTCAGAGCGATGAAGTACCCTACGGAGGTAATTTCCCTATCGGCAAGAACCTACCCGACATCAAGGTGACGGATTTTCTTAAATGTATCTGCATTCTGACATCAACGTTCCCAAGCCAGCGATTCACCGATGGAAGACTTGCGTTTGCGGACATCGTGAGCCTATGGGAAGCCAAGGCGCAATCGGTGGACTGGACGAAGAAGCTCATTCCAAGCGAAGCCTGCAACCATCCAAGGCAGACCGATTTCAGCGTAGAGGACTATTGCCAGCATAACATCTACAAGTGGAAGGAAGACGATACCGTCTTTCAGAAGCACGATGCGGATATGGAGATAGACAACAAGACGCTGGAATATACGCAGGACGTTTGCACGCTTCCATTCGCTGCCACGGACGGAAACCGCATACCGATATACGAGTGGGAGAGTGTGCAACGCTACTTTGGTAGAACCACGTTAACGGTACAGACAGCCACCAAGTACAAGGCGTGCAAAGACCGAATCGTGAACCTTACTAAGGACGATGCCGGCTATGCGGTATTGGCTTTCAACATCGACCTGCAAGGTATATTCGACAGCAAGCTTGATAAGCTGAGAAAGACGGCGGCGAACCCGCACCAGATAACGGAGCGTTTCAACCTTTCGGATTTGGAGATATTGAACTTTGATGAAACGAAGCCAGTGTACCTTGCCCAGTACGGAGCGTATTTTGCGGTTCTTGAAATCAAGACCACCAGCAGCGGATATTGCGAGGTTACAATGATAGAGTTGAACAATTAAAAAGAACGGACTATGGTAAGTGAAGACAAACAGCAGATACTTGACATCAAGGTCAAGTACGAGGATGCAATCTATGGCATCATCAGATACAAGGAAAAGATAGACCAGCTAAAGGCAAGCATCAAGGACTTGCAGCAGCAGGAAAAAGACAAGACAATCACGACAAACGAAATGAAGGTGCAGACGGAAGCCATCAACGCAACCATCAAGGAGTATCAGTACAACGTGCGTACCCTGCAGAAGGAGATCCAGAACAACGTGCGCACAGAGAACGAGCAGGAGGGCAGCTTGAAGCAGCTGCGTGCCCAGCTTTCCAATGCTACCAAGAAGTATGACGAAATGTCGAAGGCAGAGCGTGAGGGAGCGAAGGGGCAGGCACTAGCCAAGCACATAAACGAGATAACTGACAAGTTGAAGTTGGCTGAGGAGGAGACGCAACGATATTATCGCAACGTTGGCAATTACTACAACTCGATGATGCAAGCAGCAGATGACCTGCAGGGGACGGAGTTCTTTGGTATGGATATTGTCAATGATACCGAGGTTAGCAACATCATCAAACTGGCGCAGAATATGGATGGACTGACAGACAAGCTGAAGGCGTTCGGTAAGACCGCAATCGGCTTGGTTATGAATCCATATTTTGCTGCACTCGCTGGCGTTGTCGGTGTTGGTATGACATTCAAGTGGTTCTATGACTACAACAAGGGATTGATGGAAGCCACACGACTGACAAGGGAGTTCACTGGATACACCGGGGAAGCCCTGGAGACGATGAGAAACAGCATCGCAGCCACAGCGGACTCGATGGGAAAGGATTTCAATGACGTTCTCGCAACAGCTGACAATCTTATGGCGAACTACCACCTATCGGGCGAGGAAGCGATGAAAGTTATCAACGATGGCTTTGCAAGCGGTGCAGACCTGTCTGGCGATATGCTCAACAAGATACAGCAATATGCGCCTACCTTCCACGATGCAGGTATCTCGGCAGACCAGCTTGTGGCGATATTGCAGCAGACCAGAAGCGGCATTTTCAGCGATAAGGGTCTAGACATTATCACTATGGCTAGCAAGAAAATCCGTGAGATGAGCAGCGGAACGGCTTCAAGCCTTGACGCTATCGGCATTTCATCGAAGCAGGTGCAGCAAGACCTAGCCAACGGCACGAAGAACACATTCGACATCATCCAGCAGGTAGCTTCGAAGATGAAGAACTTTGGAGCGGACAGCCAGCAGGTTGGAGATATACTGAAAAACGTCTTCGGAAAGCAGGGAGCGCAAGCAGGTATTCAGCTTATCGAACAGCTCGACACGATGAGCACCAGCCTTGATGAAGTGAAGAAGCAGACTGGAGCGTGGGGAGATGTGCAGCTGGAGAACATCAAGTTACAAAAGGAACTGAACACCTATATGAGTTCTATGTTCGATTTCAGTCAAAAGGGCTTTGCATCAATCATCACGGCAGGAAAACAATTCGGAACGAAGGTGCTCATTCAGATAATGAAGGGTTTGTTCAACACCATCAACTACTTCATCGACTGGTACAACGAGAGCCTTCTTTTGCGTGGAGTTATTCAGACACTTGGAGCTGCTTTTCGTGGAGTTTGGTCGGTAGTTAGAGGCGTGGCAAACCTTATCATCGATGCAATGAAACAAGTCGGCAGAAGCCTAAAGGGTGCGCTCGATATATTGGAGGGTATCGTAACGTTCGACCTTTCCAAGGCACAGCAGGGATTCAAGGAGATATTCGACTTTTCAAAGTTCATCAAGGAAGGATGGAAGAATATTAAGCAGACTGGCGCAGACTTCGGAAACGCATTCGCTGACGGATACGAGAACGCAGTGAACGGAAGGCTTGAACATCTGAAATTAGCCAGCGTGAACGGTGGAGCAACCAGCAGCGAGCCAGTGAACGGAAACAAGGGAACGACACCAGCAGCCAAGGGCAGCACTTCCAAGACCAAGGCACAGATAGCCAAGGAGAAAGCGGAAACCAAGGCAGAGGCAGAGCGCAGGAAGAAGCAGGAGAAAGAATTGCAGGCACAGATTGCACTTATCCAGTTTCAGTACAACGAGCAGGTAATGTCCGCAAAGAAGCGATACCTCGCAGGTATGTACGACAACGAGCGAGACTACAGCAACGACCTGGAACAGCTGGAGAAGGATATGGTGGCAAGGAGCATTGACGCATACGTGGCGGCTGGAGAGATAGGAGCGGAAAAGGCGCAGGAAATGCAGGCTAAGCTGCTCGACATAATGATAAAGGCGAAAGCGGACTTGAAGAACCAAGCAAAGGAGATTGTTGACGAACTCAACAAGGAGTTCGAGGAAGCAGAGAAGGCACGCAGGGATGCGGACATTATGAACGGTGGCACTGGAGAGGAAGACGATGCAGCCAAGCTTGAGAGATACAAGGCTTTCCTGGAGCAGAAGCTAGCAATGACCCAAGAGAATGTTGAAGCGCAGAAGCAGCTACAGCAGGAACTGCACGATACGACTTTGCAGTTGCAAGCTGACGAAAACAAAAACAAGCAACAGAAACTTCAAGAGCAGAACCAAATGATAGCCGATTATATCGGGGCAATCGGTGATGGGCTGGCTGCGTTTTTCGAGAGCCAGGATCTGACTTTTCATAATTTCCTCAAAACCATGCTGACAACCTACCTAGATGCGATAGAGAAGCAGATAACTACGTCTTATGCAGCTATTCTTGCAGATAGTATTCTTCATGGCGGATGGGCAGGAGTTGCAAGTGCAGCAGCCAAGCTTGCTTTAATCAAGGCAGCGTTTGCAGCAGCCAAGGCAGCAGTCAAGGGATTCTCCACTGGTGGCTACGTCCAAGGCTCGGGCACTGGAACGAGCGACAGCATCCCGGCAAGGCTTTCCAATGGCGAGAGCGTAATGACCGCCAAGGCGACATCGATGTTCAGTCCGATATTATCCGCATTCAACCAGCTTGGAGGTGGCGTGCCTATCGTGGTAAACAACGGCGGCAGCAACATCGGTATGGATATGCTGGCGGCAGCGGTTGCAAGAGGGTATCAGATGGCTCCACAGCCAGTAGTGAGCGTGGAAGAGATAAACCGCACCCAGCGGAGAGTGCAGACGATAGAGAATATCGGCAGGCTCTAACGGTGTTGTTATTTCAACAAGATTTGCGTTCAGAGCGGTTTTTGGTCGAAGGTGGTAAAGTTATACGCCCAAGGCAGTAAAAGCCGCTTAGAGCGCAAATTTTCGGCTTGTTTAGGAAAATTAACTGTTTAGTAGATAAACATATTGAAAATTATCGTATCTTTGCAGCGTTTTAAAACTTAAAAATAACGTTTCAATGGCAAAACTCAGAATATACAACGACATCGACAGCCAAGACAATAAGTTTTGGTATCAATGGTGGGGTGGTGACTGCGTATGTTTCCAAGATATAGATGTTTTCGCTGCAAGCATCCCGAAAGACGATGATACAATCGATATGCGTATCTTCTGCAATGGCGGCTCGGTTGTCGAAGGCTGGGCGATTTACGACCGACTGCGACAGAGCGGCAAGAAGATAACCTGCACCATTGAGGGCAAGGCTGCTAGTATGGCAACAATCATTATGCTGGCAGCACCGAAGGAGAGCCGCAAGGCATACGAGAACGCTGCCTTTCTCCTGCACAATCCGTGGGTTCCCGGCTGGTGTCTGGGCGACCAGCTGAACGCAAAGGACTTGAAGAACCAGGGCGAGGAAATGCAGATGTGGCAGGACAAGATGGTGGACGCATACGTAGAGCGGTGCGGGTGCGACCGGGAAGAGATACAATCCTTGATGGATAAGGACATCTTCATCAGCACCAGCGAGGCTTTGCGCCTAGGTCTTATAAGCAGCACCGTTGCACCAATCAGCGCAAGCGCATCAAAGCGCAACATAGAGCAATTCATTAATTCAAAACAACAAAATAAAAAAGCAATGGAGAAGAAAACAGAAGTAAAGGCTTCTCTCCTCGACAAGATTCTCGCAAAGTTGGGCGTGAAGACACTGGAGGAAGCAGAGCAGGCGGTGGCAGAGCCACAAGCCAAGGTAGAGCCAAAGGCAATGGAACTCAACACAGCGGACGGACAGACACTGACCGTAGAGCGTGAGGAGGGAGATCCGCAGGTTGGCGACAAGGCAAGTCCGGATGGAACGTTTGAAATGCCGGACGGTAAGACAATCGTTGTCGAGGACGGTGTAATCACCGACATTAAGACCGCAGACGACACCGACAATGAGGGTGGTGAAGGCGGTGAGGGCGGCAGCGCATCAAGCACCGACAACGACACCGTAGCCAAGTTGCAGCAGCAGGTAGCAGCACTCAAGCAGCAGTTGAGTGACACCAAGGCACAGCTGGCAAGCGCACAGAAGCTTGCGAAGAGCAAGGAGGATATGCGCATCCTGAATGCCGTGAAGATGGCAGGCGGTGCAGAGAAGGTGCTGGCAGGCTTCAGCAGCCACTACCAGCCAGCACAGCGACAGCCAAGCGGCAAGGGTGCAGGAGACAACGTGAACCCAGTCGAGGAAGGCAAGAACGCCATCAAGGAGAGACTTGCCAAGCTCCACGGCAAGCGCAAGAAGTAACCAAGTATTAACCCATTAAATCAGAAGAAAATAATGGCAGGATTTACAAAGAAGCAGCTGGAGAACTTGACACTCCAGCCTGAAAACCTCGCAAGCATCAAGGATGCCGTGCAGGAGACCTTCTTCAAGGATGAGGATTTTTCTTCATTCGTGAACATTATGAAGGTCAAGAACGATGACCCTATCGCACTTATCGGTGAGATGGATATGGTCGGCAAGAAGGGTGGCGGTTGCGACCCTACCTACGAAGAGAAGGGTATCGCTAATAGTATGAAGCGTTGGGAACTCGGACAGTGGGAAATCCCTATCAAGATTTGCTACGAGGCATTGAAGGGTTCAATCGCAGAGTACAGCCTTAAAACTGGTACAGAGATTGGCGACCTTACCAGCACCGACTTTATGACAATCTACACCGATGCACTCCAGCGAGCCATGCAGCAGATGATTTGGCGATTCGGCTGGTTCGGTGACAAGGCGGCAGCATTGGCAGGTGCAGGTGGCGGCAAGCTGACAGCAGGGTCGGACGTTAATATGTTCAACGTCTGTGACGGTCTATTCAAGCGCATCTTCACAGCCACAGCAGCCAAGAACCATACCGCCATCGCAGCAAACAGCGAGACCACAGCAGCTGCGCAGGTTTCAGCATTGCGCAAGAAGGGTGCAGCTACAACACTCGTTGACACCATCTTGATGGACGTGGACACACGCATCATTGACGATAGCGATGCGGTGTTGCTTATGACACGCTCGCTTGCTGACGCATTGACCTACGACATCAAGCAGACCTACCACGATATTATGCCGTGGGAAAAGGTGTTCGATGGCTTCGATGTAGCGACCTACAACGGAGTGAAGATTGCACGTGTCGGCATCTGGGATAGGATGATTAACGCATACGAGAAGGGCGAGACAACAGTCAACCTTCCACACCGTGCGGTATTCTGCAATCCTAAGCACCTTATGGTGGGTACTGACGCTGACGCACTCATTAGCGACCTCGACATCTTCTTCGACCAGAAGGAGCGAAGAAATTACATCTACGCAACTGGTAAGATTGGCACGGCTCTCCTCGAAGAGAATATGATCCACGCAGCTTACTAATCGCTCCATATCTTCATCAAGTATTAAGTTTACAAATCCTCAACACCCACAAAACGGTGTTGGGGATATAACAATTTTAAAACGAATTAATATGGCAACAACTTGCGAGAGCCTTATCGCCCAGGACATCATCATCCCTTGCGAAGACCAGGTAACAAAGGGATTGGAGGGCGATGGACTTATCATCAACCGAGACGACATTGACTTTACCAAGTCCGTTGTCGTGGGCAATACAATCAACACCTTGGTGCTGAAGACTGGAAAGAAGGCATACGCTATCCGGCAGGAGGGCAGCAAGCCATTCACTGGAACCAAAACCGAGCTGACCGTTGGCACGTATCGCAACAGCTGGAAGAACACCGTAGCAGTCGTGGTATTGGCTAACACACCTGACGTTTGCGCCAATATCATTGACGGATTGGCGAACGGAAAGTTCGTTATCATCCTGCGCAACCTTTCGAAGGGAGCGGATGGAAAGGCAGAGTACCAGGTATTCGGATATGCGCAGGCATTGAAGGCAAGCGCAGGCGAGAACGACAAGTACTCGGACGATACCGAGGGCGGATGGCTTATCACGCTGGAAGAGGAGAGCGTACCAAAATCAGCTTATTTCTTCTTCGACACCGACAGCGAGACCACAGCAGCCAAGTACGCCAGTCTGACAACAGCCGTAGGAGGTTAAGCTATGACCTACGAGGAAGCAACAGCCAAGGTCGGGGAGTTGAAGGCACGTTTTGACAGTCCCTTTGATGCATCCGACAAGGCAGTTATCGAAACTCTATATTTCGAGGTAACACGGAAGCGGTTTGTTCCGACAACCTGCCAGCAGTGTTACCACGATGCTCTGATAGAAATTTATTTGAAACTCAAAAAAGAAAAGGCTATGCCAAAGCAATGTAATTACGTAATGAAGGCAGGCTTCATCATTTCCTGCCCCGATTTCTACCACGGTAAGATTTTCACGAACGAGAACCTGACCGACAAGGTAGCGCACGAATATCTGACGAAGTACCCACACATGGAGAGCTACTTTCAGAAGATACCCAGCGAGGAACTTATCGAGAACAAACAGCCGCCAGCAGGCAGCGACAGCGGTGCAGATGATACCACCGGGAAAGATCCTGCCGAAAAAGCAGGCAGCGACAAGAAAAAAGACCTCGACCAAGCCGAGAAAGCAGGCAAGGAAGAGTGACAAAACAACAAGTAAAACGACACAAGCAAGATGAACGTAAAGACAGTTAAGAAGCCGAAGCGAAGAATTGATATTGGCTACGTCAGCCGTTTCAAGATGCAGGCATACGGATATAACAACCTATATCCGCAGAACCTCGCACGCATCACGGAAGCCAGCGGAACGGCAATGCTGTGCCTTAACCGATATGCCCGATTCATTGAGGGCTACGGCTTCGACAGCGATGTTATCGCAGCCGTATCTATGAACCAGCAAGGGGACACGGCAGACGATTTGCTTCGGAACGTGGCGCAAGACCTTGCGATGTTTGGAGGCTTCGCCCTTCACGTGAACTACAACGTTCTCGGGCAGGTGTCGAGCGTGAGCCACGTACCCTTTGAAAATTGCCGACTGGAAGAGACGGACGACAAGGGGAACGTGGCGCACGTCTTGCTGCACCCCGACTGGGAGCAGAAGAAAACGAGGAACGGAAAGCGGTTGATGGTGAACGAGAAGACCATCGAGCGCATCAACACCTTCAATCCCGACCCCGACATCGTTCTTGAACAGATTGAGAACGCTGGCGGTATCGACAGCTACAATGGGCAGATTCTGTGGCAGAGCCTAGACGGAAAGTTTATCTATCCGACAGCCAGCTACGATTCTGCCATCACGGAGATTTCGACCGATGAGGGACTGGGCAACGTGAAGATGAGAAACGTCCGCAACAACTTCCTCGTATCGTGTATGCTCGTAACCAAGAAGGGCGTGCCTAAGTTCAACGAGAAAGGCGAAGAGGTGGAGAGCGGACAGATGATTTCCGATGAAGACCTTTTGCAGTTCCAAGGGGACGAGAGCACAGCGAAGATTCTAGCTGTCGAGGTGGAGAACGAGGAAGACGAACCGAAGGTTGTGGCTTTCCCTACGAAGAACTTCGACAAGGAGTTTTCCGTGACCGACAGCAGCGTCATCGAGCGCATCTACGCACAGTTCCATCAAGAACTCTTCTACTCCATCCGTATTGGCAAGCTTGGATTCAGCGGACAAGTTATGCAGGACGCTTACGAATACTATGCAGGCGAAGTGACGACCGAGCAGCGTTTCATCGAGCGAGCCTTCAAGAAGATTTTCAACAGCTGGCACGACCCAGCCATTCAGAACCTAGACCCCAAGCTACAGCCGTTGAAGTATATCAGCAGCGAGGCGGCAGGGAATAATACGATAGATTAATTGATTGAGCCTATGGGAGAACAGACAAGAAAACAACTTATCACGGTTGATCAGTTCCGAGAACTGGCACGACCGACCAGCACACACCTAGATGAGGAAGAAGTGAACGCATACATTCGGGAATGCGAAGATGCGAACATCATACCAGCCATCGGGTGGGAGCGGTTCAAGGCTGCGACCGAGCAGGGAGAGTGGGGCGATTCTGTATTGCCCGATTTCCAGCCTTCGGTCTTCCTGGACGGTGGAGAATACACCAAGAAGGAAGGCGATTGCAGCCAAGGCGAAACCAAGGTGCAGAAGTACACAAGCGGAATACGCAAGGCACTCGCTTATTTCACGTATGCGAGGCTTTTCCGTGCCGATGGCACAATTGTAAGCCGAGCTGGTGGAATGCGCCACAGAGACGATTATTCAGACCACGTTCAAGATGTATCGAGCAACAAGCAGTACAACGACATCTTGGATATGGCAGAAAGATATTTATCCGATGCACTCGAATACCTCAAGGCATTCACCCCGAAAGGGGAGGTAAAGCCACAGCGAGGAACGAGGGCACACATTCACGCAATAGGAGATTAATGCATGGAAACAATAGACGAAATTAAACAGCAGGCGGAAGCGGTAAAGAACGCTACGCAGGTTGGAGAGAACACAGCCATGAGGGTAGGCGGTGCTCTCGCTGGCCTTGCGGATATTGCAAAGCAGCAGGACGTGGAACTTGGCAAGAAGGCTGACAAGGAGACTGTGAACGTTGAGCTTGGCAAGAAGTTCGACAAGGAAAATGTTGCTCAAGAATCTGGTGAGTCTGAGGACAAGGTAATGAGCCAGAAAGCCGTGAGTGATAAATTTACTTCTGTAGAGACTAATATGGTTTCATTGAACAACGAAATACTCCCATTTACTTCAACACCTAAAGATTTGTTGGGTGTTGTCCGTGAGGTTTATATAGAAGGTATTGAGGATAAAGAATCTACATATAAGCTCCATGTAGCAAAGCGTTCTGACAATTTACAGTTAACTATTAATAAAGAAGGAGAATCCATTAGTGATTACTATGTAAGTAGTACATCTAGTGACTATGATGTAAACAAGAAGGGAATTGTAACATTATCTCCTTTAGGTGATAACGGAAAGAAGGCATATGTATTTGTGGATTTCTCGAAACTCGAAGTACCATTTGATAAGAATTATCCACTTGATATTTCAGTAGCAACTAACTTGGATTTCGTGCCTAGTATTAAGGCTATGCTGTATAAAACTCAGATTGAAGGAGAATCTACTGTTGCATCAAAATGGTATGGAAAAACACTCCTAGCTATAGGAGATAGTGTCACCGCTGGTTCGCAATGGGCACAAAGAGTTGGAACTCTTTTAGGAATGTCTGTTAGAGTGCATGCAAAAGGTGGTATCGGAATTATACAAATGGTAGATGGCGATGGAAGTGGTGATGCCCCCGAAGAGTATGATCCAAATTATGGTACAGGAGGTAAATTATATAAACTTAATGATAAAGATGTAGCAAACGTAGATGTCATTTGCATCATGGGTTTTTATAATGAACGACGTACTGCAATTAATAACGCTGGCAATAAAAGCGATATGTATCCTTCCCAAAATTCCTTTATTGGAAA